ACGACGGATGAGAATGGTGAAGGTGAGGCAGAAACTCGCGTTCTTTTTGGTGACCATTCCGGCGCCGGTTTGGCGATGATTGAAGCCAGCCATAGTGGCACAGCTAACGATACTAAAGGTAAGTTCATCGTTTTCACTCACAACGGTACTTCACTTACTCCAGCGATAACTGTTGATGACACGCAAGCCACCACATTTGCGAGCACAGTCACAGCCACTGGCTTTACAATCGGCAGTGCCGTTATCAGTGAAGCAGAACTTGAGATTCTGGATGGGGCTAGCGTCACTACAACAGAACTAAATCTGCTGGACGGAAACACCTCTGTTGGTGGGTCGATTACAGTAGCAGACTCAGATGGGTTTATTGTTAACGATGGCGGTCAAATGAAGACCATACCTGCATCAGACCTTAAAACTTATGCTGGCGGTGGTGGAACTGCTGCTGACGACTCCAACCTTATTTTTCACATGCAAGTGTTTACTTAGGATTTAGATATGGCAACGATTAAGCGAGAGATTCTCAGTGGCTCTTCAAATGGGCTGCCCGAGGATTTGGGTACATCTCAAACAGAAATTCATACTATCGAGACCACCGTGGCAGATTACGAAGAGGTATGGGTCTGGTTGTCGAACATCACTACGAGCCAAGTTGTCGTCACGCTGCAGATTGGGCATGACTCAAACACCGACAGGCGCGTAATGGTCAAGGTGCCCGCAGAGGAAACTGTCTTGGCCATCCCAGGGTGGACGTTCAAGGGTCATGCTGGACCGAGTGTAATCAAGGGCGCAACAGGATCAGCGAACCAGGTGAACTTTTCTGGATACGTCAACCACATTGACGATGCGTGATCTATGAGTAGGCGCACACGAGTACCAGGACCGATACAAAAATCGGCTGATTTGGGGAACAGCAATCAAACTGAGTTTGATGGCTCTGCGCGTTGGATTTCTTTAGATCCATTATCGTCAGGATGGACGTTAAATGATCCTGACAGCACTGGGACAATCAACTCGGCATCGGTTGACACTAACGGTGTAAGGTTTCAGTTAGAGGCAGACAACAACTCCGAGCGGTGGAATCAGACGAATCAAGATGGTCCTCGTTACTACAAAAAACTGGAAAGCCCTTATGGACCCCTTACGTTTGGTGACTCTTTTAGCGTCGAGTTTTTAGTTCAAAGGCACGCTGTAGGCGCAAATAGTGGCAGCGGAAATCAAGACGATGCTGGCTTTGTTGTAGGCATTGCGGACTCAAGTTGTGTTTCGTCTACAAGCGACGTTGAATGGGTTGGGCTCGGATCTTTCAACAAAAAAGAAAATGAAAGCGTCACTTGTGCTATTGGCGGTGATACCAGTCTAACAAACGTTAGTACATCTACGGCAATGCGGCGTTGTTATTGCTGGATTGGTCCAGCTTTTGATGGCACCGATGCTGATGGTAACCCAACTGTTCATCGATCTATGGCGCTTACTTTGAATGACAGTAATCAAATACTCAACACTACTGCACCGTCGGCGCAAACGCATGAGTTTGTGGGTACAGACCCAGTTTATTTATTTTTAGCGCCTACTTTTAAAAGCACTAAATCTGGTATTGCTGATACTGATACAACGTGGAAAGTTTGGTATAGAATCAATCACGCACCTGACGGAATGTTGCCTAGCTATGTTCCCGGCGAAGGTGCCAGTTCATAATTAGGAGACATCATGGAAACTTTGAAAACTAAACTCTCGTCACGTAAATTTTGGGCCGCATTTCTCGGAGCGCTTTTGCCCCCGGTACTTGCATTCTTGGGTGAGGATATTGCACTTGGTGAAGCATTGAAGCTTTCTGCCGGAATCTGCGTTTCTTATATCCTGGGTCAAGGTTATGTGGATGCAGCCGAAAAGAAAGCTATCGCTGCAAGTTCTGAAGAGTAGGTATCAATAGCCGCGTTGGCCGAAACCAAAGAGGAATAACATGAGCGCAAACTTAAAAACCGCAAATCTTGCATCGACTATTTTACGACATAAAATTGTTGTTGACACGACTCTTGATCAGGTTGCAATTTCTGACATTACTCAAGGGGCGGGAACCCTCAATGCGATCATGTACGACGCGACAGGAACTCAAAACAACCAGGTGCTTAAACTATCGTTTACTACGTCTGACATTACTGTTGGCACGACCGTGCCTGACGTAATGTTTTTCATCCCACCTAACACCAAGAGCCAGATATTGTTTCCTTCAGGCATGTCGTTTACAAGCTTGTCGGCTTGGTTGGTTATGGATTTTGACACATCGTCTAACACAAATACTGAGGCTGCTGCCAATCGGAACACGGCAGTTAGATTTGTAACCCAATAGGAGCCCACATGTCGTTTAACACAACGAATATACCTGCACGGTTAGCCCAAACGCTTATTATTGATACTTCAGCGACAGCCGGGTCACAGGCGCAGGACAACATTTTTTCTGGTGTGACTCTCGCGAATAAAATTTACAGTATTCGTTTGGACAATACAAATATTGCATCTCCGTCTTACTTTAAGGCTCAGTTTGCAACGTCTTACAGTGATCAAAATCATCCTGGTACAGTGCTTTATGTTGCTGCGAACAGTACTGCCGAGTACGTTTTTCCTGAAGGCTACCCGAGCGGTGGGTTTTCTACGGGTTTTAGTTTTATCGGAACCTCTACTACGACCCAAACAGGCACTCAAACCGATCCTTCTGGAAACGGTTCTTTTAAAGTAACCATTCTTGCAGGAACGTAGTTATGGCAGCAGCGTTATCCAGTACGGGATTTCAAGATTCAGTTGATTATAAAGTTATCAAGTGCACCGACATTGATGACACTACAGCGCAGACAAATGTAACCAATGGTCCAGGAACTCTTTTTGCTGTAATCGTTGACTCAACAAATTCTACGGACAACGTCAGCATTCATATTTTAGATACAGCCGATACAACAGTGACTCAAATTGCTTTCAAGGCAAAAACTAAGGACACCAAAACCATGGTCATTCCTGGTGGTTACGCGTTTACTGAGTTGAAGTTTTACGTAAGCAAGTTTAGTACTGCGAACGACAACACTTCATTCGCGGGTGCTGTTGACGTTCGATTGATTTGTAGTTGAGGAATCATGGCTGTAACCAAAACATCTACGATTACTGCGCTTGCCGGTAACTTGATTATTGATTTTGAAGCTGACTCAAGTTCAGAAAATAACGTTACTGGCAATACGTCAGGTACTTTTTATTTAGTCGAAGTTGATAACACGCTGAATGCGTCAACTTTTGCGTACGTAAAAATTAGGGACGCCTCAAGCGCAACACCAAGTCACGCGACTAACGGTATTCCTACGTGGCAATTTGCTTCTCCACCAGGAACAAAAACTTCATACGCTTTTCCTGAGGGCCAAGACTATTCTGCGGGTTTAAGTATGTGGTGCACATCTAATCCCGCCCACCAAAACACAACGTCTCCCACATCTGCTGTGACGGTTAAAATTGTGAGTTCGTAGGAATTAAAGGATGACTAAAATGGAACCTGTAACTTTGACAACGGTAACTGTTTTGGCGGCTTTGGGGGTGGGCTTTGGTGCTGGTTGGGGCCTTAAGCCTGATGCAGGCGTCAAAGCGATTGAGGCGCAAACAGAAGCCATCCAAGAACTGAATGAAGGCAACGAAGCGCTGGTAACTAAAGTCCAAGAAGTTGCTGTGGAAGAGGCTAAAAGAGAGTCTGAAATTGCGAGTAAACTTACTGACATGCCACCCCCCTGCATTAAAGAAGTTGGGGGAGATCCTATGTCATTGCAATGTATGTGGGCTTTGTGTATTCGAACGGGTGAAACAGATAAGCAACGATGTGAGCCTTCTAAGTTGACGGATAAGCTGCTCGGGTCTTATAGTTGTACTGAGCCTGAGTGACGGGAGTTGTTGTGGACCTTAAAGATATGGTAGTGCCTGGAATCACTCTGGTATTCGCTACCGGTATTGCATTTGCGTCTTTTGAATCTGCGGCTCAAGATGTCGACGAACTTGGTACGCGTGTCAGTGCCCTTGAAAATAAGAAAGCGGTAAGTGTAGGGAAACAGGAAGTTGTTGACGTTAAACTTGAAGGCGTTGAAAAACGTCTTGATAAGATGGAAGAACTTATGGCCAAAATGCTTGAGGTTCAACAACGTCAAGCGATTAACCAAGCCAAGATTTGCGCCGCCACCAACGCAGAGTGTAGTCCATAATATGCGCCCATTTCTTTTAGATTATGTCGAATCTCTTGGTCACACTGTGTTTGAGTCAGGTGAATACAACCTGAACATCATAGGAATACGTAGCCGGAATCATAAAGCAAATAGCTTTGATGACCGTATCTGTGTTGTATTTAAGGATGAGCAGGGTTGGATTACACGCACATGGGAGTGTACGACTGAGCCTGGAAACTACTGGCTTGAAAACCCCACTCGCGTAGAAGGCACTGCTATACTTGTACCTGGCCAATATCGATCTGTTTGGAAGATTGACAAGCACCAGGGGAAATACGATGCGCTCTGCCAAAGAAACGGCACAGTCAAGACTTACCGTGATAGCAATAAAGACGACGTTATTGATCTTGATGTACAGTCTATTGTCGAAGGCTATTATGGAATCAATATCCACAAAGCTGGGTCGGCGTCGACGCAAGTAGACAAGTGGTCCGCTGGTTGCCAAGTGTTTAGCCATAGCAAGGACTTCGAAGAGTTCATGTCTATCTGCTACGCAGCCAGGGAGAAATGGGGCAACTCTTTTACCTACACTCTGATTGACGAACCGGAGTTTTAATGGAGGCCCTGGTAGACACACTGCTATCAGGGGGTCACTTAGGCGTTTTTGCAGCGTTTCTGGTGTATCAGTTCATGGCTAT